TCATCGATCCCTTCGTCTCCTCCCACGAGGTCAGCGAGAACGATAACCGCGCGATCGATGCCGTAGTAAAGGCTTGGGGCCGCCTCGCCGACGAATGCAGCTGCAGCATCAACCTCGTCCACCATGTCCGCAAGGGCAACGGGCAGGAAACGAACGCGGACTCGGCCCGAGGCGCCAAGGCGCTCGTCGACGCCGCGCGATCGGTCGTCGTCTTCAACCGCATGTCGCCCGATGAAGCCGCGCTCGCCGGCATCGCGGAAGATCAGCGCGGTTTCTACTTCCGAACTCAGAACGACAAAGCGAACCTCGCACCGCCCGACAAGGCGGCATGGTATCGCATGAACAATGTCGCCCTCGACAATAGCGATCAGGTCGGGGTGGCGTGTCCTTGGTCATGGCCGGAGCTGTTCGAAGGCATATCGACCAGGCATCTGATCGCAGCGCAAAGGGCCATCGAACAAGGAGAATGGAGGCTGGATCCGCGCTCACCAGAATGGGCCGGCATCCCCATCTCCAAAGTGCTCGATCTCGACCCCGAAAAGCACCGCAAGCGCATCTCCAAAGTGCTCAAGGAATGGATCGAAAACGAGGCGTTCGAGGTCATCGAAAAAGAGGACGAGCAGCGCCGCCAGCGCAAGTTCGTAGTCGTCGGAAAGTGGGCCCACGAATGATGATCACGACTGGAGCAGAACTGGAGCAGAACTGGAGCAGCGTAGGTTGCTCCGCTCCAGTCACACATAAATGTGAACGACTGGAGCAACGCAACCAGCATACCGAAGCTGACTGGAGCGGGACTGGCGAATGAGCGATCTCATTGACTTCTCCACCCCGCCGCCGCTCGGGCATCATATCCGGGTCAAGCTTCGGCGCCGTTTTCGCTGGTGCCAGCTCATCGACGTAAATCCTTATATTCGGCGAGATGGTGTCGCATCGTTCGTGCTGACCTGGGAGGATGACAAAGGCTATAGGTACACTTCAGGGCTTCGCTCGAAATCTCTGACCCTCGTCAGGCACGGTAACGAGCTGGCGGTGGGTTGCTAACTATCATGGGGGAAGAAACCGCCGCCTGGATAATCCTGCGCACTGCGGGCCGCTCAACGCTGGTCCTTGCGGCATCACTGGCCGAGGATGGGTTCGATGTGTGGACGCCAGCGAAGACGCAAACGATCAGCATGAAGCGCGAAGTGCGCTTGCCGATGCTGCCCTCGTTCGTGTTCGCGAAGGCCCATCAGCTCACCGATCTCATCGATCTCTCCGGCATGGCCTTCAAGCCGCGGCGCCGGCCAGCGCCAGGTGAAGAGAGGGACCGTCCGGCCCATAGGGACTTCAGCGTGTTCCGCTACCTGGGCACAATCCCGATGATCAGCGATCACCATCTCGACCCGCTGCGGCTGAAAGAGCGCGAGGCAATCCCGCGGAAGGGCCTGCCGAGCTTCAATCGTGGCCAGCTGGTGCGCGTCAACAGCGGCGCATTTCAGGGCCTTTTCGGCCGCGTCGAGCGCTGCAAGTCCGGCTTCGCTCTCGTCATCTTCACCGATTGGAAGCGGCCGGTGAAAATTCCCACTTTTCTTTTGGCGGAAGATGTGAAATTTATTGATCACCGTCAGGCGCAAAGAGCAGCCTGATGCACGCTCGTAATGGAGCGAGGAGACCGAGCGCGTCTCCGCAGCGTGGACCGGGAAGAGCGCATGTGCGCCGCGCCGGACTAGCTACCGCATTGCTTTCGAGAAACGGGATTGGGAGCCCTCCTCCCGCGCACTCAATCCCGTGACCGTTTCGGGCCACTCGGTCCGACCCGGCGCCGCAACTTCATTGCCCCTTCGAGTCGCGAGCGCCGGGAAACTTTGGAGAACGATTGTGGATATCATCAATCTCCTGATCGCGCTGGTCGTCATCGGCGCGGCGCTCTACCTGCTCCAGCTGATCCCGATGGACCCAACGGTAAAGCGGGTGATCCAGGTCATCGCTATCGTGCTCATCGTCATCTGGGCGATCCGCACGCTGCTGCCGGCGGTGTTGAGCTGAGCGATGGCGGACGAGGAGAACGCTTTGGTAAGCGAGGAAAAGCGCGACGAATCGGGACGGTTCATTATCCCTCCGCTCAGCCCGGGCCGGCCGAAAGGCTCGCGCAACAAGCTGGGCGAAGCGTTCCTCGAAGCTCTTCACGACGACTTCAAGGAGCATGGCGTCAAGGCGATTGCCGACGTCCGCAAGGACAAGCCCGATCAATATCTCAAGGTCATCGCTTCGACGCTGCCGAAGGAATTGAACCTCAAGGTGAGCGAACTTGACGAGCTTACAGACGATCAGATCCAGCGACAGCTCGCCGCCGGACTTGCGGCACTTGCAGCAGCAGGTTTTGATCCTTTCGCGGGAGTTGGACAGGAGACATCGCCGCAACCGACTGCAGAACTATCGACCTTACAGTAAGCAGGCCGAGTTCCACCGGGCAGGAGCGCTTCACCGCGAGCGGCTGTTCATGGCCGGCAACCAGTTGGGCAAGACACTGGCAGGCTCGATGGAGGTGGCGATGCACCTCACCGGGCGATATCCCGACGATTGGGCTGGCAGGCAGTTTCACACGGCAACGCGCTGGTGGGTCGCTGGGGAGACGAGGGTCAGCACCCGTGATTCGGTCCAGAAGCTTCTGATCGGGCCTCCCGAGATCGAGGAGGAATGGGGCACCGGCTCGATACCTGGAGACGACTTGGTCGATCTGTCGCGCTCGAACGGCGTGGCCAATGCGATCGACAGCGCGACGGTCAAGCATGTCTCGGGCGGCGTTTCCACGGTTCTGTTCAAGGCATATGAGCAGGGCCGCGCGAAATGGCAGGCCGACACGCTGCACGGCGTCTGGTTCGATGAGGAGCCGCCGCAGGACATCTACACGGAAGGATTGACGCGCACCAACGCCACCGACGGCATCGTGATGCTGACCTTCACGCCGCTCAAGGGGATGAGCGATGTGGTGCTCATGTACCTCAACGGCGAGGAAATACGGGTCATGGGGGTATGAGCAGGCACGTCACCCGGATGACCATCTATGACGCCGAGCATTACACGGCGGAACAGCGCGCGGCGATCATCGCCAGCTACCCGCCGCATGAACGCAAGGCGCGGGCGCAGGGCATCCCCATCCTCGGTTCGGGCCGCGTGTTTCCGATCGATGAGGATGAGATCAAGTGCGCGGCGTTCAAGATACCGGATGATTGGGCGCAGATCGGCGGCTTGGACTTTGGCTGGGACCACCCGACAGCGGCCGCGAGGCTGGCGTGGGACAAAGAAACGGACACGATCTACGTTACCATGTGCTGGGCGCAGCGCGAGACGACGCCGATCCTCGCCGCGGCCGCGCTGAAGCCGTGGGACGACTGGCTGAAATGGGCATGGCCGCACGACGGGTTGCAGCACGACAAGGGCTCAGGTGAGCAGTTGGCGGCGCAATATCGCCAACAGGGCCTGAAGCTGCTTCCCGAGCGGGCGACGTTCGAGGACGGCACGTTCGGGGTTGAGGCCGGCATTTCGGAGATGTTCGACCGGATGCAGACCGGCCGCTTCAAGGTGTTCGAGCATTTGGAAGAATGGTTCAACGAGTTCCGGCTTTACCATCGGCAGGATGGTTTGATCGTGAAGCTCAGCGACGACCGGATTTCAGCGACGCGCTACGCGGTGATGATGAAGCGGTTCGCAGCGAAGAAGCCTGAACCGTCGGTTGCGCCGATCAGCAGACCCCAGGTCAAGACAGGGTGGATGGCATGAAACTGACCGCAAAGATGCGCGAGAGGCTGACGCGCGACGACTTCGGTATGCCAGGCTCGCGCAAATATCCGATGCCCGACCGTTCGCATGCGGCCAATGCCAAGGCGCGCGCTTCCCAGATGGAAAAGAAGGGCAAAATCAGCAAGGCGACCAAGGCGAAGATCGACGCCAAGGCGAACAAGGTGCTGAAGAAGAAGTGAGCCACGACGACCGCCTCGAGCATCTCTACCGGCTGCTGAACGCGCGCACCAAGCAGGATCCGCTGGGGTCGGGGCGGCGAGTGCCGCTCAACGCCAACTTCGCGCCGAACGTCGCGGCGATACAGGCCGAGATCGAAAAGCTCGAGGAGCGGTTGACCGCGATCGCGCTGCTGGAGGCGAAATGACGAACATCGTTCAGCTGCGTCAGGACCGGCCGTGCAATGATGTTGCGGCAACCCTCAGACGCATCGCGGATGAGGTCGAGGCCGGAGAGCACGGCGATTGGCCCGTGACAACGTGCGTCGTTCTGCTCGGACACACTGATAGCGAAATTCCGGCCGGCGATGGTTCGTATGCGCAAGAGATGTGGTGGCACACTTACGGTGCTGGTCCACGCTGCGACACCTTCACGGTGCGCGGGCTTATCGCGACGGCATTGAACCGATGGGATCACGACCATGCCACTTAAAAAGGGCTCCAGCTCCAAAACTGTGAGTAGCAACATTCGCGAGCTGAAGGCGTCCGGCCGTCCGCAAAAGCAGGCCGTCGCCATCGCCTTGAGCGAAGCGCGCCGGTCAAAGGGCAAGCGGAAGTAGCATGGCCACCGTCCTCGCAATCGATCCGGAGAAGGCGATCCCCGCGCCGGAGGGCGGCGCAGTGCCGGAAGATTATGTCCCGGAGGGCTTCGAGGATCAGGAAGCGTTCCTCAAGGACATGCGCTACCAGTACAAGCAGGATAGGGAGTACGACCGGCTGAACCGGGA